AGTAGAAGTAGCTGTAGCGGATACAGTAATAACTAAACGGTGTAAATAATCGCCAGTTGCGCCAGTTGTGCCTAATACTTGGGCTGTTTGTGAAGCTGCTACATGCTCGTAGGGTAGTGCAAAGGTTGCGGCTGCTGTTGTCATTTAAATTCTCCTGTTAACTATTTTGGGGGTTTCTTTCCACATCTCGTTCAGCGTTACATCCGTTTGCCCGACATGAAGTCCTTTAACTGTTGAATCCTTGAGGATAGGGCTGTCTTCATCTTTCCATACAAGGCTAAGATAGCGGAACGCATCTGCTGAGTGGCTAGTCCAATCGTGTTTCGGGCGATCCCTAAATACTTTTTTATCATCATCCCACTCTCTTTGGTATTGACGCAAACATTCGATTCCTTCTTGACATCTATTATCAAACCAAGCCCTAGTTAATGCAAGCCTTGATGCTTGTATTCCGTCTTGTAATGACAGATTTGGTACGATTTTTAGATGTTTTATGTCAATTTTTGCAGATATTTGTTCGATTATGCTCTTTCCACCGCTTGCTAGTGTTTTTGCTCTAGCGTCATGCGGCAGGTAGTGATACCCATAATTGTACCCAAACTCATCTTCTTTTTGCTTTATCAGCATGGTGTAAAACGGTATCGCTTGACCGTTGCTGGAGTGGTGATCGAGTATTCGTATCTCACCATAAACCACTTGAAACCACCATATCGAGGTACTGTCATTGAAACCTAAGTCCCAAGCTGTATGGCAAGGGAACATAGGGTCATAATCTACGGTAGTAATGCGATCTAAGTCCGTGATTCTACGCATTTCCTGCCCATAGTACGCCCCAAGAATAGCGGCCTCAAACGAGCATAGGAACTCTTGTTCGTATTGATTGTCTGACATTGTTGCCTTGGCATCGTCAAGTTCTGACTGCGCCAGCAGGTTGGTTTGGTCTGCCCTCAAGACTTTCGTGTACCAATTGGGCTTTTTAGTGGCTTCGTTGTATATATCGTAAAAGGCGTTATGCCCTTTAGGTGTCCCAATAAACGTGGCCCAACCCAATCTGTCCGCTAAAAGTGGCCGGATAATCTCGCCCCATACGCTAGGCTTCATGTCAGCCATTTCGTCCATAACTACGCCATCTAGGAAGTTGCCTCGGAGTGCGTCAGGGTTATCAGCCCCAAATAGCCTAATCCGTGCGCCATTGACCAATTCCACCCATAACTCTGATTGGTTAGCCTTTGTCATAACAGGCTCGGAAAAGCGTTCCAAGTACCTCCAAGCCACGCTTTTAGCCTGGGAATAAAAAGGTGCGATGTAGGCATATTGGGCGTGGGGCTTGTTTTCTAGCAAGGCTTTGACGATTAGATCGTTAATACAAGCCACAGTTTTGCCACAACGCCTGTGAGCCACGATTACTGCCCAGCGTTCCTTACGGCTGTGGAAGTCCTCAAAAACGCTTCTTGGGCGGTATTTGAGCTTTATATCCCTACTCATCAGCCCATGAGATTCTTAGGTCGCTGCCATTAGCCCCGGTTACCTCGTTTACTTGGGTTTCTTTCCATCTTGCCCTGGTCTTTAGCCAAAATATAGCCGCAGCCGTGTTGCCCTTTTTGGCTTGGCTAAACAAAGTACCTGCAATAGCGGCATTGGCGTCTATACGACCTTCGTCTAACTCTTCCTTATAGTGCTTAACCAGGGTATCTGCGCTGATTTTCAGCCTTGTGGCTATATCCTCATGGGGAACGCCCAATGCAGATAAGCGTTTAGCCGTGTCCCTTGTGTCCTTTGTGGGGGTGTGTAATTTGCCTTGTGCCATTTTATAACTCCGAAAGCACCGCTTTTTGGCCTGTGAAGTCTTCCCAACGCTTAACAATCACATCGCAATACTTGGGATCAAGTTCCATTAAACGAGCCTTGCGTCCTGTCTTTTCACAGGCTATAAGGGTTGACCCTGATCCCCCAAACGGTTCAAACACAATAGTCCCAGCATTGGAGGAGTTAAGCACCGCTCTTTCTATCAGTTCTACAGGCTTGGTGGTTGGGTGCAGTTCTGATCGTTTAGGGCGTTTGCACTCCCACACGTCCGACTGTTTCCTGTCTTGTACCGTCCATATACGAGGGCCATCGTCTTTCCATCCATACCAAATAGGCTCGTATTGGGTGTGGTAATCCTTCCTAGATAGCACAAGGGTGTCTTTAGCCCAAATAATGGTGCTAGACCAATGAAAGCCCCCATCCCTTAATGCTTTATCAATAGCGGGCCATTCTGAGGCTCCCATGACGCAATAAATGGGGCATCCCTTCATCGTAAAGGCGATGATATTGCCCATAAAGCCTGACAAGAAGTCTTCCCACTCTTGGGTAGTCTCAAAGTTGTCGTTCATGATGGTGCGCTGCTTATATCCTTGGGCGTTATTGGCAAGGTTTGTGCCATAGGCAACGTTCCAGGGAGGGTCGGTCACAACAAGCGAGGCTTTATCCCCGTCCATCATCTTTTCTACCGCATCGATGCTGGTGGAATCCCCACACATCAGCCTGTGATTGCCAAGAATGTATATATCACCCAGCTTTGACTTTGGCTCTTCCGGAAGTTCAGGCACTTCGTCCTCATCCGTCAATCCATCAACAATTTCAGGCTCAAGCAGGGCATTTAGCTCTTTATCGTCAAAACCGAGCAGATCAAGGTCAAATCCCTCGACTTCTAGCTCTTGCATTTCGATTGTCAGCATGGCGGTGTCCCATCCAGCATTTAGAGCCAATTTGTTGTCAGCGATGATATAAGCCTTCTTTTGGCTTGGAGTCATATCTGAGCAGTCAATCGTGGGAACTTTATCCAATCCCAGCTTTTGGGCAGCCATCAAGCGTCCATGCCCAGCAATAATGCCAACCCCGTCTACAAGAATAGGGTTTCTGAACCCAAACTCTTTGATGCTGGCGGCAATTTGTGCGACCTGCTGATCGCTGTGGGTTCTGCTGTTCTTTGCGTAAGGGATTAGCTTATCTACAGCAACTTCTTTTATTTGCATATTTAACCAAGTAGTTAGTTAATCGTGCTTAATTCTACTCTATTTTGTCAATTTGTTCTTGTATTAGTGCTTTACGAGTTACAGGCTTATTGTTCTGTTCTAATATCTTTACCGTAGATGGGTCAAAAACTACAAAATTGCTTGTGCCTTTGCCAGTTCCACGGCTACCTTCGTCTAAATATCGTATGCCTTTAATGCCTTCAGAATTGAGCAATTCGGCAGCTTTAATCTTACCGTACTTCTCATTAGCCCATGTCATTAAATCTATACCTTTTAATCTATCCCAAATAACATCTTTTTGCGAATCAGGTTTAAATTTGTGCATATCAGCCGTTAAATCATCTATATTTTTTTTTATAAATGTTTTAATTATTTCAGGCTGGTTTTTTAATTGCTGATCCCAATTAACCATACTAGGTAGGTATTCATCAGGTATATCTACTTTGTATAGATTGCCTTTGTTTACGGCAACATCATCAAAAAAGTCTTGAATTGAATTAAATGATTTACCACTATTTGCATTTAAAGCATTAGCATCAACTATTGGTTTTCTATAGGCTTTTGCAACTTCAGGATTTTCAGCAAAGTACATTCCATGCCCATAAGCCTGTGCGCCTTCGCCAGTACCTACTTTGTTTATGTCAAATTGACCTTGAATAGTGTGCGGTGTACCGTGATAAGCCGTTAATGGCTGGATCATTCCTTGCTTAACCATATAATTCTCAGCCATCATCCCTGCTTTTGGTGCAAGTGCTTTAGCTGTGGCTACTGCGGCTGGGGCGGCAAAAGGGGCTGCCATACCTGCATATCCAATCGGTTCGCCTTGTGTATAGCCTTGCATATAGGGTGCTTGGTTAGGGTCTAACACGCTCATTTCCTGCGCTGGTAGGCCAGTTGCACCTGCGGCAAAGCCTGTTTCCCTTGGTAATGGGTTTTTACCTGTAATTAGCTGGGTAAATGCTTGCGGATTGGTAATAAAACGCTGTGCTTCAGACGGCAGGTTTATAAGCCTGTCCGCACCTTGGCGCAAGAGTTCAGCAAGCGTAGCCATTACTTAACCTCTTTATCCAAGTCTTTCAGTTTATTGGCGATCAACTTCCTGCGGGCGATACGGTCAGCTTGTTGCTTTTCCAGGGTAGATTGATGTTCCGGACGCAGCATGGCATCCTCTTTTTTATATTTACGGCTCATTGGGGTGATTGGGGTCATTACGCTACCTCTTTATCTAGGTCTTTTACTTTGTCTGCAAGCATAGCCCTGCGGTTCATGCGGTCTTGCTGTAGCTTTCTTAGGCTACTTGGCTTACCTGCGGTCATTGTGGGGTGCAGCTTTTGTGGCTCTTCACCATGTTTTGCTTTGTAATTGCTGTCTTTGCGCTCGTAATCAGCCATCACATATCCTTCATCTTGGATTCGATCATTTCCCTGCGTGTAGGCTTTGCA